GCATAGTGGTGGAATTGGTAGACACACTGGTCTTTGACACCAGTTTTTGTTAGTTCGAGCCTAACCTATGCATCCAAATGGCGTGTTGTTGAAATGGTTACCAAATCACACCTTCACTGTGATATTCAAGAGTTCGATTCTCTTACACGCTACCAAATTAGATGAATGACGGGAAATGGCATACCTAGTTGTCTTAGAAACAACTGTTTGTAGGTTCGAATCCTACTTCATCTACCATATGGTGAGTATAGTCTAATGGCAAGACGTTTGTCTGTGGAACAAATTATTAGAGTTCGATTCTCTATGCTCACACCAAAAATGCCTGTATATTTCGTTAAGGACACGAGGCAGTCTGTAAAACTGTTGCGAGAGCTGGTTTGGTTCGATACCAAGGACAGGCACCATGTTGGTTTACTCAAGTAGTTAAGAGGAATGTTTGCTAAACATTTAGGTCGACTTTGTCGGTGCATAGGTGCGAATCCTATAACCAACGCCAATGCTTTGATAGCTCAGTTGGTTAGAGCACATGACTGTTAATCATGATGTCAAAGGTTCAAGTCCTTTTCAAAGCGCCATATTATGCCTGAATAGCTCAATTGGTAGAGCAACTGATTTGTAATCAGTAGGTTCTGGGTTCGATTCCTAGTTTAGGCACCATCCAGAATTCGGTTAATTGGTTAGGCTATCAGTCTTCCAAACTGATGATATGGGTTCAAATCCCATATTCTGGTCCAAATCGCTCCATACCCAAAAAGTTAAGGGGATTGTCTGCAAAACAATTATTCCAAGTGCAAATCTTGGTGGGGCGTCCATTATTTAGCACTCTATTTTTAGATTGAGTGAAAACCACGAAGAGTGGTTTTTTTATTGCAATTTTTAAATTAATATGATATATTAAATTAAAGGATAAATATATTTTGAAAGCGGGTTAGATAAATGATTCCAAATGATATCATAATGTTTTCTACTTATAATGATTTTTTTAATAGACGTAATATTATTAAAAGGGAATTTAATAAATTAAATAGTGATAGTAAACGAATTTATAGAATGTATTTGTATGCACAAAGAGAATTTACAACAAATAAATTAGATTTGATATGGGAATTCTTAAATGAACCGGATAATAGTATAGATTGCCCTAGTGAATCGGATTTAAAAAGATATTTTGTGAAAGCATTAGAACATGATATAGAATATAATCAGGATTATCACGACGGTGGTGATTATATTGAATATTGAGGAAGAAATTTTAAAGAGAATTAATGATACAGAAATATTATTGAATCAAATAAAAGATAAAACAACTATGGCATATTTAATGGCGTGTTATTCTTTAAAATGTGATTATGAATCTATAAATGATAATGAAAATGCTTGTAAATATGCGGATATAGTAATTGATTGTTTAAAATACAATAAGATAAATTATCCTGATAATAGAGAGACAAGAGAGAAAATCAACAATATATGGGTTACAAGTTATGATACAAAAGCAAGAAATGGTGATTTTGAGGCGTTTTGCATCGCATTAGAGTGGAATAGACCTATTCATAAACAATTTTATTTACCAAGAGCGAAATTATTAAAAAAACATGGTGTTATACAAGGTGTGCAAGATTTAATTGATGATAAATTAGATTTACTTGTGCTTAATTTACCACCAAGAATTGGCAAAACCACTGTAGGATTATTTTTACAAGTATTGTTAGGTGGAATGTGTCCTGATGAAAGTATTTTAGGTGCGGGGCATAGTGTTGGATTAATTCAATCGTTTTATTCGGAAATAATGAATATAATTGATGGGGAAGAGTATAGATATCATGAGATATTCCCAAATAACCATATTGTTAATAAAAGTGCAGAATATTTGTATTTAGATTTGAATAAAACAAAACGTTTTCACACATATAATTATGTATCTATTGAGGCTGGTGGTACTGGTAAAGTACAAGCGGAGAGACTTTTATATTGTGATGACTTGGTTAAAGATGTTGAACAAGCTAATAATCCAGATAGACTAGAAAAGTTATATTATAATTATACAGGTACTATTAAGGATCGTAAGATACAAAGGTTATGTAAAGATGGTGAGTATAGACCTTGTCCTGAAATCCATATATGTACACCTTGGTCACTACATGATGTTACAAGTAGAGTTGTTGAGAATGCAAAACAAGATGATATGTCAAGAGTAAGAATTGTATCTGTACCTTGTTATGATGAAAATGGCGAAAGTAATTTCATGTATGATTATGGAAAAGGTTTTAATACGAAATACTATCGTGATATGGAAATAGCAGATGATCCTGTAATATTTAGTGCAAAATATTTAATGCAACCTATTGAACGTGATGGTTTAGTATTTAATAAAGAGAATATAAATTTTTATAATGAACTTCCTGAAGATCAACCAGATAGAATAGTTGCATATGCTGATGTATCACATGGTGGAGATGATTATTTTAGTTTGCCTGTAGGATATGTATATGGAAATGAAGTTTATATAGAAAAAGTATTGTTTAAGAATAAATTTGGTGGAGATGATTACATACGACCTTACATTAAGAGTATTTTAATAAACAATAAGGTAAGTAGGTGTGGGGTTGAAAAAAACAATGGTGGTGATTTCTTCTCAACATTAATGCAAAAAGATTTAAGAGAGAGTAATTATCATTGTAATATTACTACACATAATGCGCCCACAAATAAAAGAAAGTTAGATAGAATATTGGCTTGTCAAAACGAAATTAAAGGTATTGCAAGTGAAAATAACACATATAGAATATATTTTAAGAACCCAGAGTTAATAAAAGGTGATAAAGATTATATAAATGCTATGCAAAACCTATATTCATGGAATCAAAACCCAAATATGCAAAACAAACAACATGATGACTTTCCAGATAGTTTGGCAGGGTTAATAACAAACGTATTAGGTTCTACCACAAGTGGTAAAGCGAGAATAAATATATCGGCTGAAAGATTAGGAGTTTAAAAGAGGAAGAATTGTACTTTCTCTTTCTTTATGTAAAAATGTGTCTTTTTGACATAATAATATACTAAGTGATATAATTACTATATATAAGTGGGTAATTTTTACGTTGGAGAGTAGGTGGTAGTCTGAATCAAGGTAGTGTTAAGGTGCTAGAGAATTTGCATTATGGAAGACAACGAATCATTTTAGATTACCCAGAAGTGACGAAAGATAACTTATTTGAAGTTATGCAAAAAGCTCTAGGAATACACGCTAGCAATCGAAATGATTGTGATTATTTAATTAATTATTTTTTAGGTCAACAAGACATTTTAAATCGAAATCCTAGTAGAACAACTGACGTTAATAATAAAACTGTAGTTAATTTCGCTTACCCAATAACACGAGAGATAGTGGGATATACATACGGTAATCCTACTGAGTTTATTCCAAAAGATATGGAATATCAGGAAGATATATCAAAACTTTCTGACATATATAATTATGAAGATAGTCATTCTGTAGATACATGTAGCGCAACATACGCAAGTATTTGTGGTGTAGGTTATATGATTACATTACCAAATAGCAATATATCTAAAGACATGACACCAGAGATACCTATTATACATTCATTCCTTGATCCAAGGAATACATTTGTTGTTCAGTCTACTGACATAGGTAATCCTACAATATTAAGTTGTAATTATGTTATAAATCGTGTTACAGGAAAAAAGGATTATACCTGTTATACTGATAAATTTAAATTTGAGTTTTCTAATATGGATCCTGCTACATTGGTTGTTACATCTAATCCAATTGGTTTAAACCCAATAACAATGATACCTAACTCATTATTCTTGACAGGAGATTGGGAACAAGCTATTTCCGTAATGAATGCACAAAATATAGTTACAAGTGATAGTTTAAATGACATTGAAGGTACAATAAAAAGTTTACTTGTTATATTAGGTGCTGAATTTGAAGATGATGATACAGGTTTAGATAAGATTAAGAGAAATAGAGTTATGACATTAACAAAAGGAAATGGTGAGACAGGTTCATTAGATGCTAAATTTATTGCACCAAAACTAGATAGTGTTAGTGTGGAAAACATTAGAGATTATTTAGAAGAAGCAAGAAATATCATAACTGGTATCCCAGATAGAAGTGCAAATTCTAGTGGTGGAGATACAGGTATGGCGGTTCTTAATAGAGATGGTTGGACTGATATTGAAATTGTTGCAAGACTTAAAGAGATGTTCTATAAGAAAGCCAAAAAAGAACAATTATCAATTGGTATAGAAATCCTTAAAAAATTAGGTTTAATTAGAGATGATTTATCAGTATTGAATATTGATATTTCAGTAGGAAGACATACAACAGATAATATTCAAACAAAAACACAAGCATTCTCTACATTGGTTAAAACTGGTGAAATTGCTACAATAGATGCTTTAGAATTATCATGTTTGACAAATAAAGCACGAGAAGTTGTAGAACGTGGAGAGAAATTTAGAAAAGATAGGCAACAAGAATCTGATGAAAGAACGATGAAACAACAAGAAATGACACAAAATAATGAAAAAAAGCAACCCTCAAGCTCTTCGGAGGCTTGATTAAACAAAGTATATTTTAGGATATTCTTTGAGAGTTATAAATTTGACCTACCTATCGGTCGTTTAAATAATTTAGGGTTCTATTCGACAGAGAAGTCGTTTAATCACTAGAAGGAGGAAATGAGATGAATGAATTACAAGCCTTAATGGGTGAAAATTACAAAGAAGGAATGACAATTGAAGAGATTGGTAAATTCTTCGAAGGAAAAAAATTTGCTGATTTATCGTCAGGAAAATATGTTGATAAATCAAAATATGACAATCAAGTTAATGATTTAACTAATAAACTTAATGAGAAAGAACAAGAGTTAAATTCTAAATTAACGGATGCCGAAAAAAATGCTAAAGCTAGTGAAGCACAAGCAAAAGAAATCGAAAACCTTAAAAAAGCATTACGTGAAAATACAATAAGTGGTAATAAGAATGTAGTGCAAAGTATATTACAAGGTTCTAGGGATATTCTAGGTATAAAAGCAGAAGATAGTGACTTTGCTACATTTGTTGATAATTTCACAACTGAAGATAGTGATAAAACTAGAAATATTGCTAATTATATTTCTAAACTAATTAAAGATAGTTATGATAAAGGAAAACAAGACGCTACAAAGGATGCTATGGGAAATTTTGGGAAACAAAAAAACCAAGGTTCAAGTAGTGACAATGATGGTGTTGAAGCATTAGGCAAAAAATTAGCAAGTGCTAAGAAAAGCACAAAACAAGAATACGATTATTTTAAATAGAAGGGAGAATATTCAATATGGATATGAGTTTTAAGAAAACAAGTTATGGTAACAGAACATTTATCTTGGTAGGACAAGATAGTTACTATATCGCATTACCAGTAAAACTAAGTGGTTCTGCAAATGCAACTCTAAAAGCTGGTCAACCATTAGTTGGTGATTTAGATAGTAGATTATCTACAGAGTTCACAGCAGGAACATCTGGTGCTGTTGGTATTTTATTACATGAAGAAACATTAGATGGAAATGGAAAAGGAAATGGTACAATTGTAGTAGTAGGTTGTGTTGATAAATTAAAATTAGACGCATCCATGGTAACTGCTATTAAAAGTGCTAATATTCCAAGTATTATTCTTACAGAAGGGAGTGCAATTTAATGGCTAGTATATATGATTTAGTAACAGCAAGAAATGTAGCAGATTATTGGACTGAATTAAATAAAAACGAACAACCTTATTTAGGTGAAACTTTGTTTCCAATTCAAAAACAATTAGGAACAAATATTGAATGGATTAAAGGTTCTAGTAATCAACCTGTAGGAATAAGATTATCAAGTTACGATGCTAAAGCAATTCGTAGAGATATGAAAGGTGTTGACAAATATGAAACTGAAATGCCATTCTTCAAAGAATCAATTTATGTTGATGAAAAATTAAGACAACAATTAAATAACTTTATAGATGCTAATAAACCTGAAATAGTTGATAGATTATTAACAAAAGTATTTGATAGAATAACTAATTTAATATCATCAACAAGTGTAACACTTGAAAGAATGAGAATGGAAGCATTGACTACAGGTACACTTACTTTATCAAGTAATGGTCAATCTTTTGTATATGATTATGAAGTACCTGCTGGTAATAAAAAAACAGTTTCAATTTCATGGGATGATCCAAACGCTGATATAATTGGTGAGATAAACGCATGGAAGACAGAAATGAAAGCAAAAGGTGTTAATTTAACACGTGCTATTTGTAACACAACAGTTATTCAAGGAATGCTTAAAAATAATGCTATGAAAAATGCAATTTATGTATTTGCAGGTGGTACAGTTAATTTAACAGAAGCTAATGTAAGAAGTTATATTGAAGCACAAACAGGAATTCGTTTTGCTGTATATGATAATGTATGGGTAGATGAAAGTGATCAAGTTCATAAATATGTACCAGATCACACTGTAGTATTTATTCCAGATGGAACATTAGGAAATACTTATTTAGGTACTACACCTGAAGAAAGTGATTTAATGAATAATTTAAATGCTGAAGTTTCTATAGTAAACGAAGGTGTCGCTGTAACAACTTCACAAATGGTTGATCCTGTAAATGTAGATACTAAAGTATCAATGGTTGCATTACCATCATTTGAGGAAGCAGATAAAATCCTTATTGTTGATACACAAGTTACGAGTGCTTAATGATAGAAATCAAACATAAAGATTCTAATATAGTAAAGGTTGTAACACAAGGGGCTTATGAGAATTATTATGAGTCTCTTGGTTACGAACCAATTAAAAAAGAAGTAAAAGTATCAAAAAAAGAAATAGAAAATAAGGAAAAACCATTTAAACAAGAAAATAAGGGTGAACAAGAAAGATTCTCAAGGAAGTAGGTGATAATATGTTATATTTGATAAAAGATAACTATTATATGCTTAGAAATAGAGAGTATGTGAGAGTAGATGTTGAATTAAAAGAAGGTCAACTAATCATAAAACCAGATAGAAGGTATGTCATTGAAAATAATGATAACGTTCATGTTAAAGGAATTATGATAGATGATATTGTAAAAGAATTACAGAAAAAAATTAAATCTACTACATATGACCGTAAATATGATAGATAGGGGGAATTTTTATGAACGATCAAGTGTTAGATAAATTTGCAAGTACGTTAAGAGTTCTTTTAAAAAATAGAGATTTTGATATTTCTGACACTGATACTCCTACTTTGAAATATGAAATTGAAAGAGCTATTGCTCAAATAAATCGTTGTAGACGTTTTAAAGCAACAGACACAAATCCATATGATAAGAAGTATGAAGATTTAATTATTCCTCTTGCTATTAGTTCTTTTGCTAAAATAGGAGCAGAAGGAGAAACAGTACATAGTGAAAACGGTATAACAAGACATTATACATCTGGAGGAGATTATCCAAAAGAATTGTTAAATGAGATTATACCATTGGTAAGGTAGGTGTATTATGAGAAACCTACGTAGAAATAAAAGAAAATTATATTTATGTCAAAAATATATTGATAATAATCATATAGACAAATTTAAAGAACCTATACTCATTTATGAAAATTATTTACCTACAAATAGCGAAGGAGATTTAATATCAATTGGTATGGATTATCCAATGTATTTGAGAATGAAACCAAATATTAGCGAAAAGGATTTATTTCATGAAGGAGATAGGTTTTATATTTTTACAACACCACCTGATGAATATGATGAAATGTGTAAAGATGCTGATTTTGAAATATATAAAAAGCCTATGATTCATTTGAATAGTCTTGAAGTTATGTTATATCGTAGAAGTGGTATTAGAGATGGCAATACAAATAACGGTTAATGCTTCTGATATAAAAGATATTTTAACAGGTTTGAAAAATTTATATTCAAATTTAGATAAAGAAACAAATGAAATTCTTAAAAAAATTGTCGATAATGGAAAAGAATATCTTGATGATCAATATAATAATACTTTGGGTAATGATCCTAACATAACTGATATAAATACAAGAATAGACAAAACAAACAACGGTTATAATTTAATTAGTTTTGGAAAAGATGTCGTATATGAAGAATTTGGTACAGGTGATGAAGGTATGATGCATCCTCATCCTGTAAAATCAGAATACGAATTAAATGATTATAACAGTGGTTCTTTCATAATAGATGTTAACGATGTTCATAATCAAGAATTTTTAGATATATTACAACAAAACGGTATAACATCTGGTAAATTTTGGAGTTATACTAAAAATGGTTCACATCTAACACAAGGAGTTCCGGCTGGTCAAGAGATGTGGAAAACACGTAATTATTTGATTGGGGATAAAATATTAGATATTGTAAAAACAAAAGGAGATGATATAAGTGGTTACATTATTGGATCAATTAAAAGATGATTTGACTGATTTATTTATAAATAATGATAATTATCCAGAATATCAAAATATAATTGTTAAAAAACAATATGAGAAATATCCCGAAATAAGATATCCTATGCTAACTATTCAAGAACTTAATAATGAAAATGTAAATAAATATTTTAATGATGAAGGTGAACAAGTAGTATATGTAGGATATCAATTTAGAATAGATTCTGAACAAACAAGCAATCATACTGCATTAGAGAATGTTGAAATAATTGGTGATATAATAAATGATTATATGTCTGGTGAAAAATATTATTGTTTAAGAAGAATAGGAAATTTTGCAAAATATCCTATGCAAAACGATAATAATGTTATAACCGGTTATTTGAGATATGAAGGTAATATAGAAAAAAATACTAATACAATTTATAGGAGGTAAAATATGGCAATTAATTTATCAACTGCTGGAGTACAATTACTTTATGCAGTAGAAACAGTATCAGGTACAAGACCAACAAGTGGTTATACACGAATTTATGGTATAAAATCAACACCTAGTTTGAATCCTGCACCAGATACTCTTGAAACAACAACTTTAGATGAAACAGAATATAAAACATATATAGATGGATTAAAAGATTTAGGAGGGGCGTTAGAATTTACATTTAATTTAACAGAAGAATTAATGACTACATGGCAAATATTAATGGATGCTTATGAGGCTGGAAAATTAGTGAACAAAGCTACTTGGTTTGCAATTGTAGTACCAGATTTGACAAAAGCATTTTTCTTCACAGGAAATCCTAGTGAAATGGGTTTACCTGAAACGGATGTAAATAGTGTATTAGAAATAACAAATTATATTACACCAACAAACGCACCTGCAAAATATGATAAACCTACAGTTATACCAAGTGCATAATAAAATTAAATTGAGAAAAGGATGTGTATAGATTGAATACGAAAATTAACTTAACATATAAAGGTATTGATTATATTCTGGAATATAATAGAATGGCGATTAAATTAATAGAAAATGATGGGTTTGCATTAAATGAATTTGCATCACACCCTATGACAATGATTGATTTAGCATTTAAAGGTTCTTTTTATAAAAATCATAGAAATGTACCGAATGTATTAATAGAAGAAATATATAATCATTGTCCAAATAAAGATAATTTGATTGAAAAAATAACAGAAATGATAACAGAATGTTATAATTCCCTAACTGAAAATCCTGATGGTGACGAGGGAAACGCGACTTGGGAAGTAGTGAATTTGACACCAAAGTCAAATCAAAAGTAGAGTCTACTCCCCTTACAAAATTATTTGAACACGAATGTCCTTATTATATGTCATATGGTATGAGTTTTGAAGATTATTGGTATGGTGATGCTTATCTTGTAAAATTCTATCGAGACGCATATAAATTAAAGAATAGATACGATGACGTGTTTATGTGGAAGCAAGGCATGTATATATACGAGGCACTTTGTGATGTATCTCCTATATTACATGCTTTTTCTAAAAAAGGAACAAAACCTCTACAATATCGCATTAGACCAATGAGTGATGAATTAAAAGAAGTTATGACGGAAAAAGATAAAGAAAAAGAAATTCAAAACGAAAGATTGAAAGCAATAGTATTTTTTGAAAAATGGGCTAAAGCGACTAGTAAACATTTTAAAAATAATAACTAGAGGTGATCATATGAATATTGATACTATAGTACTTAAATTCGAAGCTGTTTTTACAAAAATGAAATCAGATTTAAGCGATACTATTAAAAAGTGGGAAAATTTAGATAATGCTACATCAAATGTTTCAAATACTTTTAATAAAATGGCAAACAATGTTAATAGTTCTATGAATAAAATGGCAAAAAGTATCGATTCTAGTGGTGCAAAAGAAAATTTACAAAAATTACAAGAACAATTAAAAATTATGAAAGATACTTATAAAAGTAATTTGGATTATTTTAATAGTAAACGTTCTGCATTTTCTTCTAGTGTTCTTGATACGCGTGGTATGAGTGAAATACAATTAAAAGAAGCCCAAAAAAACGCTAATATACCATTACTTACAAAACAGCAATTAGATGATTCTAAGAGAGATATAGATGTTTTAGAAGCAAAAATAAAAGAATTATCATCCACTATAGAAAATACAAGTTCAAAAAAATTAATTAAAAAAGAAAATATTGATTCAAATGCTATAGAAAAAGCAAGTGAAAATACTAAAAAAGTTTCTAAAAATTTTGATGGTGTATCTAATAAAATTAAAAAAACAGCAAGTAATTTTTCAAAATTAAGAAATACTGTTGATAATACTAAAAAATCATTAAACGGAATGACAAGTTCATTGAAAAAAACGGCAGATAGTAGTTTTAGGAGATTAAAGAAATTAACATTAGGTTTGGTTGGAGTAAGAACAGCCATGTCTTTATTGACAAAAGGTGTAAACGCATATTTATCTTTCGATAGCGAATTACAAGATAGCATATCTAATTCTTGGAATATGTTAGGTGCTTTATTAGCACCGGCTATAGAAGTAGTTGCAAATGGTTTTGCATTAGCTACAAATTATATCGCACAATTTATAAGTGCATTGACAGGAATTGATTTGGTAGCCAGAGCAAATGCAAAGGCTTTAGAAACACAAGCAAAAGCAAATGAAAAAGCAAATAAAGCACAACGTGGTTTACTATCTATGGATGAAATTACAAATTTACCTACTGAATCTGGAGGATCAGTAGCCAATGAAATAAAAACAATTGATACAAAACCTATAAAATGGTTGAACGAATTATTAAATGCTTTAAAAAAATATAAATGGCATGAAGCTGGAGAAATAATAGCGGAATCTATTACAAATGGTTTGAGAAAAATAAAATGGGATGAAATAAGAGATAAAGCCGAAAAAACGGGAAAAAATATAGCAACGTTTTTAAATGGAGTATTTGAATTAGATTGGCGAGGTATTGGTTCTTCTTTTGCAAATGGTTTAAATACACTTGTAGATTTGTTTCATGGTTTTTTCAAAGATTTAGAATGGGGTAGATTGGGCGCTGGTATAGCAAATAGTGTTAACGGTTTCTTCAACGATTTTGATTTTAAAAAATTAGGTGAAACAATAACCGATGGTATTTCTGGAGTTTTAGATACTGCTATATCTTTTATAGATAATTTGGATGCCGAAGCACTTGCAAATAGTGTAATAGATTTTATAGAATCTATAGATTGGTTAAAAATTGGTAAAAAAATTATAAAATTGCTTATTGATGGAATTAGATTTGGAATAAAAACTAATGGTAAATTATGGGATAGAATTGTAGATGACATTAAAGAACAATTTTCTCCTAAAATAGATAAATTTGGTGAAAAAATAGGTGGAGATTTAGGAAAGAGAATAGCGGATGCTATTAAAAACGGATTATATGGTGGTCTTAATGGTGTTAAATATAGTATATTTCCGGGAACACAAATAATTGACATCTTTTCTGGTAATATCCCAAAATTAGCAACTGGTACAAATGAAATTGAATATGAAGGTTTATATCATTTGCATGAGGGTGAGGCAGTAGTGCCTAAAAAATATAATCCTATAATTAGTAATTATGATAATAGTAGTGATAATAAACAAATAATAGATTTATTAGTATCTTTAAATGCTAATATAATTCAATATGCAGAAAGACCTAATAATATCAGTATAAATGGTAAAAAAGTAGCAGAAGCAATATATGATGATACACAACAAATAAGTAGAAATAAAAACATATCAAATGTTGTCACAAGGAGTTGATTAGATGGCTTTGTTAGAAGTTAGTATAGATAATAAAGGAAGTTGGATTGCTCTTCCAACTCCTTCTCCTGAAAACTATTCTCCAACATATACACATTTAGAAAGATCTTATCAAGATAGTTTAGGATATTTACATAGAGATATAGTTAGAAGAGATAGAGCAAAAATAGTTTGTGGATGGAATAGACTTAATCAAAATGAAATGGCTTTATTGCAATCTCTATATGATTTAGATTATATTTATTTACGTTATACCGACAATTACAGTCAAAGAAAGGAAATCAAATGTTATGCTGGTCCTGTTGACGGAAAAACAAGATTTATCGATCCTTCAACATATGCCTTAACAACAAGAACTAATGTAACTGCTGATTTTATTGAATATTAATGATAACAGTTTCTGATAGTTTTAAAAAAGCAATAAAAAGCGCAAATAGAAATATTTTCGGTTATGTAGATATAAAATATCAAAATAATTTATATTCTGCTGAAATAGAGCAAATGCCAAATGTTTTACCTATATATTTATCAAGTGGTTTGGTATCAGGTAGTAAAGTTTTAACAAAATATGCAACCTTTGAAAATAATTACACATTATTAGATGGTTCTTTTATGATTTGGAATGAAAACGTATTAGATGAAAAAGGATATGTTAGTGATGAAGTTTTTAACGATATAGTTGATTCTACAATAATTGTTGAAAACGTTTCAACAACAATTCCTTCTAAAGGTATCACAATTTATTTTAAAGAAAATTTACCATTTAATTTCGATGTTAAAATAACAGATATAAATAATAATGAATATATTGATAATATAACAAACAATACATCTATGACATATCAATATATATTTAAAGATGAAATATATATATCACAAATAGAAATAGAAATATTTAATGTAGAATTTCCAAATAATAGATTAAGATTGGCATATATTGATTTAAATATAAGTGATTTTTACGACGGAGATGAATTAATCGATTTTGATGTTAATGAAGAATGTGATTTATTAGTTGAAAGTTTACCAATAAATACATGTAGTATTCATATCAACAATTATCCTACCTCTTATGGTGGTAATAAATTTGATCCAATAAATCCAAAAGGTATCACAAAATATTTAAATGAAAATACTACAATAGAACCGTATATAGGAATTTTAACAGAGGAAAATGGTATTGAGTATGTAAATATGGGTACTTTTTATTTAACAGATTGGAATTCTAAGAATGATGGTAATGTTACTCTTAATGGTAGTAGTGCGTTGCATCTATTAAAAGGTAAAGAAATGATATGGAATAGCAGTATGTTTACAAATGCAGTATATACTACCAATTTAGCATCCATGATTGAAAACACAACTGGTATAATTTGTTCTTTTCCAGAATATTCTATGCCATTAGATAATTGGTCTAATATTCATACAAAACTATGGGATTATTTTAATTATATATCACCTTGTTTGTTATATAATGATAGACCTAATCTTATTAATCCTAATCTTAGAAAAATATATGTAAATAGATATAATAATATTGTTATAGATAATATAGTAAGCACTCCTGTTGATAATATAGATAGATATTTATTATTAGAAGATGTTGATTATATAACAAATAAGTTTATCAAAGATGTGGTTGTTAAATATACTTTAGAACCAAGTGAATCAAGTGTTTCTACAGCAACTATAATAAATACTACATATACTTTATCAAAACCTGTAGAATATTTATGGTTTAAAACTGATAAATATATTGCTAACATA